GGTAATTGGATATTAAATGGAGAAAGATATAACTCAAAAACGGGAAAATATTACGCTTTGAAATGATTTAAATATTGCTTTATATATATATCAAGATGACAAAGCCCTATATTACAAAAAGCACAAAAGAACAAGAGATAGTTAACATAGCCTATAAATCCTTAATGAATGAAATTACAAGAGAAGAAGAAAAAGCCAAATATAAAAATATTTCTGGTATTATTACAAAAGCAAAAATACCAGAAAGTAGTTTTATAAAAGAATTTTTTAAACTTATGTTGAGAATACCAATATATAATAGTGAAAGTGATAGAAAATATGCTTCTGATAATTTTCCAAAAGTAATTGAAATTTTACGAAAGCATGATCTAAAAGAAGTTGCTCTTTTTGCGAAGGATTTATATAACTCATACGTAGAAGCCCTATAAGTATTTGACACAAAATTGTATATCAAACAATATAAAGACACCTTATATGATATAGTAGAATGGATCGCCTACCTGCAGATGTACTGATGCTTATCAATAAATTCGCACATGGAAGCCCAACCGCCCGGCTAATTAAAAAAGCCCCAAAATGGAAACTAAAACTAGGTTTCTATAATACAGAGGAGGAGTACTGGAAAGACTACTCTTTAGTAGAGGTTAAATGGACTCAATTTTTAGTAGAAGACGATACGATCAGCGATGAAGAGTATAACCGTTTAGGAGATTGGCATCAGCGATATTTAGATAGATGGTACCCTTAAGCCTTAAATGGCGGTAAATTTTTCTTGCCTTTTATCTTTTGTTTCAATGCTATTTGTTTTTTTAAATTACTTGGATTTATTTCATGAATCGTCAAAGGCGTTGACTTATTCACGCGAACCGTTGGACGATAGACTGGATAGGCTTTGTTGCCTACATCTTGCCATTTAGCCTGAAACCATTCTTTCAATTTTTTAGGGTTTTTATCATCAGTATAGGTTCCACCGAGTTCTTTGTACTTTTTCACAATAAAACCGCTCTTATATGCGGACGGCTTTGTATAAACCGTATCAGCGTATTGTTTAACCCTTTCATATAATTCCGGATTATCAATTTTCGGCATTATATTTATATGTATAATATTGAGCCCTATCATCGGCAAAAAGCCCGTGAATTAGGCGTAGAAATTTATCCGTCAAAAAAAGGTAATTATAAACTAGATGTCTATAAAAACGGAGAATATATAACGAGTATAGGTGATATTCGTTATAAAGATTTTATTTTGTACTGGAAAGAGAAAGGCAAGGCATACGCAGAGGAGCGTCGTCGGCTTTACCACGGCCGGCACAAAAAGGAAGGAATTCGCGGCCAACTGGCTAAGGCTATTTTATGGTGAATGTCTATGAACTTTTCTATCATAGGTTATCGTGGCTATATTTGGCTTTCCAAGTTCAAAAGTATAGGCCTCACTCATGCCATACCAACTAAAAACCTTTGTTATATAAATGGAGACAAGTCCATAACCGGCATTATTAAAAATTTCTAGTCTTTTAGTTGTCAGAGCGCCATGTAGCAATAAATACGAAATTATGATTGGTTTTAATTCAATTGATTTTTTTATAACTTTGTCAATAATAGAATATGGCGGATTGCTACAAATTACATCAGGCTTTCCTTTGTACTCAAAGAAGTCTTTTCCATCAGTAATTTCACACCAATCTTTTTCATTATCAAAATTATTGTAGTAAGCACCCAAACCTCTAAATGGATCAAACCATAAACCCTTATGAGTTATTAGAGAAATATGTTTTTTTGCTACATCTATAGGAGTATACCACACGTCTTTTGCGGTTTTTCTATGTTTGATGGAATGCGAAGTTTCACTTGTCATATAATATATAAGTTTTTTAATATTTATATATTATGTGTTGGATTATAAAATGCCCTCATTGCGACGAATATATTGAAATTTTAGAGTTAGGTTGCCGAATATTTAGACACGCGTACTATATTGATTTTTCAGGCCAAGTCAATCAACATGCTTCAAAACAAGATTTAGAAAAACTCCTAAACAGTAATAATATTTTCGGTTGTGGGAAGCCCTTCACTTTTGACGGGATCAATGTCGGCGTCTGCGACTACATTTGACTTTTTATGACTATCATAGTATTTTTTATTGTGTATAGCCCTATATTCAGTAAAATTGTCTATAAAAGTAATGTTTGTATTCATGCTTGGCTTTAATTTATTCACCCAAGCCGCCTCCCGGATTACGGCCTGCATCTTTGTCTCGCATGGAAATTCTTCTAAAGGAACTATCTTCCAATTATCCCAACCCCCATTTTCTCGTATCGTTTTGTATAATTTATAATTGTATGCTTGTCTTTGAATATTGTTACAGTTGTATTTATGCTGCGACTTTCTACGAACAAAGTCAGTCGTGTGACCTACATAAGTATTTGTAATCTTGTCGTCATTACAAACAAAATGATACATAATAGTTTTTGAATAGTTAATAATATTTTTTGGCATATTATAATATATCATAAGATATTATTTTCTTTAAGTCTTTTTTTTGTAGTAATTCTCGTATAAACAGTCATGAAGTAGGTCTAGTTGAGCCCGGCATTCCAAGAAGTAGCCCTTTCTGCAACAGTCCAGATATTTTTTCCTAAATTCCAAGCAGTCCATTAATATTTAATTAGAAATTTAAACTCCATAAGCCAACCTCGCCACCGCAAGCATCGGCGCACTTGTGGCATTAAATAAATCACGGTTCTTTTTCCAGTACCAATCATTAGTAGATTTGAGTGATCCGCCACGCATATATGTTGCTTTTGCTCCTTTTAACGCGTCTTTATAACTACAATTATGCTCTTTTTGATATTTTTTCACGTGAACTAACCAAGGATTCATTTATATTCAATTAGAATTAAAATGCTTAAAAAAATATCTAATAATAATATAGGAATGTTTGGCGGTGAATTGACAGAGTCTAGCATAAAAAGTTATACCTCAAATTTAAAACGCCTAAATAATGGTAAAGTTCCAGAAAACCCTTCGTTTTTAAAGAAAATTGATGTAATTTCTCAAAAAATAGAGCATTTATCTTTGAATACCAAAAAGGCCTATTACATAGCCATTGTCTCGTACCTAAAAGGCAAGCCATTTCCAGAAAAGATTAGGAAGCAATACTACGAGAGAATGATGAGTCTAAATAAAGAATTTAACACGGTAAAAGGTGAGAAAACCGAACAGCAGAAGGAGAACTGGCTTGAATGGGAAGAGGTCATGAAGATTTACGATGATTTAGATAAAGATAGTTTAGAGTATTTAATTCTTTCTCTTTTTGTGTTGATGCCTCCGCGCCGATCAAAAGACTTTACTCATATGATCGTTGTTCCAAAGATAACTCCTGAACTTGATAAAAAATTTAATTACCTTCAATATCCAGATAAATTTGTATTTAATTCGTATAAAACCGCAGGTACATACGGAAGCCAGACAATAACCGTTCCTGATAATGTAAAAGAAATCTTTGAGCGATTGCTTCATCTTCCAAAAAAGTTTGAGCCTTTCTTTTTGCTTCAAAATAATAAAGGTAAACAACTCGCCGAGAGTGGCTTGACATCTATCTTAAACAAAATATTCAATAAAAAGATTAGTGTTTCTATGTTGAGGAATATTTACGGGACGCATAAGTTCGGGAAACTCAAAAAGGAGTTGGACGATGATTCGGCAGCCATGGGAACATCATCAGGAGTTTTAGCAAGTATTTATACCAAAGATTAGTATTTAAAAAAAATATATTTGTATATTATAAATGGAGATTGAACTTGTTTTAGACGATATTGAGCGCCTTGTAAAGAATATTAGGACTTTTACTTCTATCCTGAAGGATATGCAGAAAGTCGTAAACGAATTGGAACACATCAAACCAAAGAAAGAGAAAAAGTCAAAGAAAGTTCAGACCGAGCCTCTTGAGACTTTAGAGCCTCTAGAATTGAGTGAGCCATTACCTCCTGAATGCGAACCTATCAAAAAGAAGAAGTTGCGAAAGCCTAAACTAGAGCGATCTTAATAGGTTGATCTGGCTTGTTTCATTGCCTCTTTGTAAGAGCAACCGTGTTTTTTTTGGTATTTTTTAACATGTTTAATCCACGGGTTTTTTATACCATGACCGACCATTCCCTCATCAGCAAGACCTTCAATGCTATGAGCCGTTAATGGATTGCTTGATGAATCATACTCAATCTCTTTTCCGGTCTTTTTTGCGAAAGGATTAAACGCACTAACCAAATCTTTTTTTGACCTTACATCAAACTGATTAGATCCTGCTTGACTAGCAAAGGGTCTGGTTGCTTTATTTAATGTCAAAACTTCATGTGTATCTGCTCCCAATAATTCTGCTTGTAATCCTCCTTGTGAATGGCCGATGGTTGAAATATTTTTAGCACCATATTTTTCCTGCGCCTTTTTCTGTACTTGTTCGGCTTCTTTGAAACGTGGTGTCATTTTATAGCCAGTCTTTCCAAATAAACCATACACGGCATTATTAAGCCAATCGCTCGCCTCTTTTGTTCCTCTATGAGCGACAACACTTTTATTTGTCTGTGGGTTGTGATAGACTTTGCTTGTTTTAGTTGATAGAGATTTATCCAACTCAAACCCGTCTACGTTTTCGTCTCCGTCATAACTTCCTTTTAAAAGACCTTTGAATGTTTTAGATAATAATGCTTTACCTCTCATATATATAATTTATCTAAAATAGCACGTACTAGTTTTGGTGGTATTGCATATCTATTTTTTATTGATAGATCTTCAATTCTAGACATTTCTTTTGGTTTTAAATTTGGTTTTAAATCTAATACAACATTACTAAAAAAGTCTGTTGGTTTCCATCGTTTATCACCGTATTGATTATAACTTGTTGTTTCACGATATAACTCTTTCATGTGTTTATCATGTCTCATCATTCCACGCGGGTTTTCAATAACCCATTTTAATTTAGGGTTCTTTTTTAAAAAGTAATCAATTATTTCTAATGTTTTATATAATATTTGCGTTCCTATCTTTGCTCTCTCACTATAAGGTTCAGCAGTTTTTATATTTCGTTCTTTAAACGGATACGCTAATACACTATACGTATTGCATGGAGGAGAAGCCCAAATAATATCAGGAATAGGAATAGTTTTATAATTCCATTTTAAAATATCAGTTAATATATCCGGTTCAAATTTTTCATCAAAGTCTAAAGATATTATATCCATTTTCATTTTTTTAGCAATCTTTCCAACTGATCCTGTTCCTTTGAATAATTCCAACAATAACATTATATTTATACTATAAAATGACTATCCGGACTACATTTTTATTACATTTTTATCAAATACTTATTATATTTCTTAAAAAGATAGTTATTACATTCTTTTTGTATTCTTTTTAAGAGAAATGTAAGTAAAATTTTAAAATTTTAATCGTATTCTTATTAAATAGTTATTATATCTCTCAAATTACATACTTTTTACATTATTATTGATAATTATGTAATAAAAATGTAATAATAATCTATCAGCGAAGACCCGCAACCATGAGCGCTCCTCCCTTTTTCTTTCGGGGCTTGCGTTTCTTTAGACCAAGACCAGTCTTAGCCTTGATACCTTGGCGTACCATATGCCCTGCCATTGTTCCGAGTTGTTCGTTCCCGGCGTATGAGCCGAGAGCCTTTGCTGCGGTTGGGATTTGGTCTAGGAGTTGGGTCGCTACTGCGCCGACAACTGGGTTAGACTGAGCGAGATTGAGGGCTTTTGCTGCTCCCTTTTTTAAACTATCAAAAAGACCGGCTCCATGTAGACCGTGCATAGTTTGCCGTCCGGCTTTTCGCATTCCTGAGCCTTTGATCTTCTCTACGGTTTTATCCACGAGGGCATCTCCCACCGGGCGAAGGTAATCAGTCGCAGGTTTGATGTCTTCAAAAAAACCTCTACCGCGACGCATGCCTGCGCCTTTAATTTTCTCCACAGTCTTATCCACGAGGGCATCTCCGACCGGGCGAAGGTAATCAGTCGCAGGTCTAATGTCTTCAAAAAACCCTTTTCCTTTATGGCCTGCTACATAAAGAGCGCCTCCCTTTCGGCGACGGCGCATACCAAGACCGGAAAGTTCTCCAATCTTATTCGCAGTCATTCGCCCAGCCTCTCCTCCAGCGTACGCTCCAGCCATAGAGCCAACGGGCCCGAGTTCAGCCCCGGCAATTCCGCCAAGAGTAGAGCCGGCAATAGGGATTCCTTTGTAAATTAATTCTTTAGCAATATCACGACCCAAGTCTGGTGTAAACGTATCTGCTACTGGTTGGAAAGCCTGGGCTACGCCGTTCTTGTTTGGGTCTAGAAAGTCAAACATGCCTTTGCCTTTCATTCCTCCGTGCATCTGAATCTGGTATGGATCAAAAGTCAAGGTTGAGGCCTTTCCCTTTTTGTGAGCGGACATCAACTTCTTTTTTTGTTCTGCCGAGACATTAATTTCATGCGCGCTTCCTACTTTTACGCGAACTGGCTTGCCTTTGAGAAGTTTTGCTAGTTGCCCTTTTGACAGTGGTGAAATACTTATCGTATGGTACATTATATATTTAAGTGAGAAAAACCGTGTTTTCGCATCTATTCATTTAAATATTTAATATAATCAGTCATATCTTTTACGGAAATCGCCTTGTAGGCTTCTAAATAATAAATTAATTTTTTCAATTCTTTTTTAACTGCCTTATTATCGTTTCCAGCGCCGAGTTCACCTTCTAGAATAGTTACGCGCCGTTTCATGTCGTCTACTACATTTTGAGTAGGGAATTTTTTATGGAGATTGGCTTTTCGTAAATAAACATTATAAATTAAGGTTTCCTCTGGGCTTAATTGAATATCGGTTGGTTGTTCGTCTTTTAGAATTTGACTAAATATTTTTGCTAGTTCGGGGCTTAATCGTTTCATAGTGAAGCCAGTGATCCGTTTATTTTTATGAGCCACAACTAATTTATTATTAAAATAGAGTTCTCTTGGACTTATTGATATTTTGCCGAATTCTTCCCATTGAGGCAAATCTTCGTACTTTACCATTTATATATTTATGATAAATTTGATAGTCTGTCTTTTAATTCTGCCTTTGTCATTGAGAGGTTGGCTCTACCACCTTTGGACTTAATCAATTCTACTAATTCTTTATTTGTTAATTCTTTTGAAGTTTTTCTTTCAGAGGTATATGGTATATTCAATCCAATATTCGCAGCCCTTAATTGTGTACCAATCTCCCGAGTTTGTGGAGCAGATTGCGTGCCTACGCTACGAGTTCCCGCAGGGCTGGTTGAATAGGTTTGAAGTTGTTCTCTGGTTATTCCTGTTGGCCTTGATGAGACAAAACGAGGATCAATAAAATCTTTAGAGGGAGCCTTTTGTTCTTTAGAGGGAGCCTTTACTTCAAACTGTCTCAAATTAATAGAAGGAGGCCTTAAAGTCGGCCCTGTAGGTCGTGGAGGTCGTGGAGGAGGTCCTGGAGGAAGAGGTGGCTTTACTGGTACGACACTCGTGAAAAAATTAACAAGACTATTGCGCTCACCCATGACTGGGAATTTACCGTAAGTTTCAATGAATTTTTTCTCATAAAGAGGCCATTTTTCATTAATACTGAATAGATTTGCTTGCCCCAACTTCTTGATAAGTTCTTCTTCCAAATGAACCGGCAACCTTACAACCTTTTTTAGATTTGTTTTAAAGACCATATTGTTATACATGCCGGCCTCTTGCTGGGTAATGGCTTCTACATTTTCACGCTCAAAGGTTAGTAATCGGTCTTTGTAGTCCTGGTCGCTTTCACCAACCATTCGGCCTACGATAAAGCCCTGATTTAGACTACGCAAATCCTCCTCGTATTTTCTAAAGGTTTTATCATTTGTCTTTTTTATTTCTCCGATTCTTGCCTTTTGGGCTTTAATATCGTCTAATAGTTCTTTTCGTTCTGTTTCAACCGTTCCAATCATACCATTAAAAGCATTTAATTCTTGTCTAGCGTTTGCTATATCTATTTCTATTTGGTTAAATGCGTTTTCAATCATGGGGCGAGATTCAATGCGACGTTGTCCTGATAATTTATTAGCAAATGCCCTAATTTCACTTTTTTGAGAATATAAATCACGAATTTCATCTTGCTTTGCTTTGTAGGCTTGCCGTATGCGTTGAATTTCCTGGTCTGATTCACGATTGATTTGGTTTGTTCCACTTTCAACCAATCTCTCAACCTGTTCTTCATTTGGAATATTAATTAAATCTATATCGTAATTTGGTCTAAAAATGCCTTGCTTGTAAAGATCGGCACGTTCCATCTGTTTATAGGCTTCTAACATTTCCGGAGTGGTTCCGTCTGCTTGAAAAGCCTTTTTATAGTTTAGTTCACTCGGTTTCATGACGCTCGCATCGGCAATTTTAGAGAGTTGAATTTGTAATGCGTAATTTTGCATGGAAGGCTGCGGTACATCACGATAAGTATTGACACTCGTATAATTAATAGGTACGCCGGGCATTTTTGAGAGTTGTAATTCTGCTTTACTTGGAAGAGTCTTCGCAGGAGGAGGAGGTAATATTTTTACTGTTCCTGTAATGCGTCCTTTTTTATATTCAATACCGCTCATTATACATATTAATTAGAATTTAGATATGTTTTAGAGAACTTGAGTTCGGCCAGTTTCTACATCTAGAAGAATTTCCGTAGAGTAAAGTGTAAAGACCAAAATATCGCAAATTACGAGCGAGTTATTACGGAAGGAGAGCGTCAAATTTCTCTGACTGGCCTTGTCCGCATTTTCAGCCCGAGATAGATCGCACCAGTAGACACGGCTCGCCTCCCAGAACTGCTGAGTAAAGATTCCGCAAGAAGCAGGACCCATTCCTGGAACGACGCTATCCGCGAGTTGGACGTTCTCAACGAAATTCTCAAACGCATATTGCATCGGCCCCGCTTTAAAAACTGCCTGTCCCCCGATTGACACCTGAAAATTACTTAAAGAAATTGGACTTGTCGTCGCGGGACAAGAGTCATATGGACTTTGGTACTGAGAGAAGCCGAGAGCAGTTGAACCGCCCACCAAAGTTGGCTGTGTGGAAGAAATGAGCGGGATAACAACCAACGCGAGAGGATTGCGGATTCCACTCTGGATCAACTGCGAGAAATTTCCGTTTGCTGGGATTGCGTTGTACTGGTTAAAAATATACGATTGGAAGAGGCAACGTTTAGCGCGGTTCTCGGTAATGTATTTAAGAGTTCGCTCGGGCGACATCTTGATTTGACTGTAGTAGAACCGAGTGGAACTACAACTATGGGCGATTCCATTAAAATTTACCGCCAAAGAGCCGATGCTAGTCGTTGGCGCGCGAACTGGGAAGCAACCGACCGCAAGATAACCCGTGGTTGATGTACCAAGCGAGGCCGCTCCACTGACAAAGCCATCGGTAGTTGTTGTGGTTGTTGAGGCTACAATAGGAAGAGTATTTACTGTAAAAGGACAAGTGTAGTTAAAAGTATTTGATGTAACTGCTCCATACTGCATAAAACCCAAAGTAGATAAAGTAGTCGGGACACTCAACGAACCGGAATTGAGCCAAAGACGCATTTGAAGATCTAATTTTCGCGAAAGACCCATCGTCTCAAACGCTCCAAAAAGAATAGAACATTTAATATAGGCCATATCATACCAAATCATCGTATTTCCACTAGTAGTGTAATAAGATTTAAATTCAGTATTGAGTTCAGTAGAAGACATGATGAAAGGCTGATTTGAGGTAATGGGGGTTCCATAGATATTTGAACCTGCTACGTTTGAGGCTGTAGCAATTGGAAGAGAAGAAGTTGAGTTTACAACTGCCGAAGTTAGACGAGTCGCTCGCTTTTGGAGACCCTCATTGACGGTGTAAGCGCCCTTAACACCTGCTATGCTTTGCTGTGATCCAGTGTAGGAAGAAGGGCCAACATAAGACGAGCCAGTGACGGTTGGGAGTTCAGTACCGTTCAAAAATGCCTGATTGTTTGTGAGGCCAATACCGGGAAGAGTTCCTGTTGCGTTTGTGGTTCCGTCCCAACCTTTACCGGCTACGGTGAACCATTTCTGGCTTTCAGTAGAATCCAAAACATCACTCATTCCGTAGGAACTGGACGACTGCTTAAGATCAGTCGCCGACATCTGCGAGATAAGTTTGAAATGTTTAATTACATTCAAAAAGGGCTGGGATTCCTGAATTGTTATACCGCCCGACTGGATATCCGCTTGATGGACGAGGTGGTGGAAACCATTCTTAAGAGTGACTAGCCCTGCACCGGCGCCTGGAGGGGCGCGAACTGCTCCGTCTTGGATATGCTGCGCGCAAGTGACAATTGGAATTGCTAGGTAGCAGTCCTCGGCATTTACCATGAGAGACGAGTTGTAGAGCGAGGAAAGGTCAAAATTCACCTGAGCCAAACCGGAATTTGCTCCAGAATAAACGCCCGAGTTAATATCAGAGACGAAATTGAAGTCCTTAGAGGTATAAGGCGAGGCTTCATCAACCGATTGAGGGGTAATTGATGCTATGAAAGATGCTTCGTCAGTACTCATTATACTATAATATGAGAAAAATTGAAGGTATAATATAATGAACGAAACAACGGACGGCGAACTGAATTTTTTATTGAAAGACATTCCAGACTTTCATGGCTGTCACAACAAAGACATAAAACAAATCAAAAATGGATATACGATCATAAATTTAAACGGCAGTAGCCACTGGACGGCTATCGCCCGAAATGGTAATGAATTTTTTTATATGGATAGTTATGCCGTCGTTCCTCCACAACACATATCAGATTTAATGAAAGATTACGTTTATAATACAAAATGTCTCCAAGCCATCAACTCTTCGTCATGCGGTTTCTATTGCGTGGCTTTCATTAAATATATGCATAAACACGGAAACGATTTAATTTCTTTCAATGACTTTTTAGACCATTTTACCGATAAATATCAAAAGAATGAGTTAGTATTAAAAAACTTATTAAAATAAAATATATACATAGGGTATGTGCGATCATGATTGGGGATTTGATACTGATTATTACGTTTGCCGAAACTGCCACCGTATCTCTACTATTTACATTGATAGCATAGAGACCCCATATACGAGTCAAATAATTTATGTACCCTATACTCCTATTACCCATTTTAAAGCCAAACTCCAGCAACTTCAAGGCAAAGAGAACGCCGATATACCCGAGGATATTTTGGAAAAGTGTCGCGATTGTAAAATACAAAAAGATGTTCTAAGCATTTTAAAACAATTGAAAAAGCCCAAGTTTTATAAGAATTTGATGAAAATTTGTTGTATTTTGAAAATAAAAGTCCCGCATTTTTCTTTTGACGAAGAAACCAAAATCCTTTCTATTTTTAAACAAAAACTCCCTTTAAAGATGCAGTCCAATAATATTTCTTATAACTTTATTCTTTATAAAATTATACAAATGATAGGAAGACATGATGTTCTACCATTCATACAAATAACAAAAAATAAACAAAAACTAAAACGTTATGAGACCATATTTAATTCTTTTTTAGAAACGAAAACTTAGAGGCTTGCGAGACTTTTTTACTGCCCCGCCTTCCATCTTTTTATAACCTGAACCTGACATTGATTCAATTTGTTTATGACCCATTCCATAGCCCGTACCCTTTAGCCGATGCATCTTCAAAACGAGACCCATACCGCGATGGCTCAACATTGAGTTTTTGTGGTGATTCGGATACATTATAATATATAGTTAGAAATTAATCACAATCAAGGACAAGGGTAATTAACAAATGCGGATCTTGCGCCTGAATCGGGATAAGGTTATCATCGCAGATAGAAATGCTTAAGGTGTTGTATGTTCCGTCTTGTACCGAGACCCAACGCTGAAAGGAAGGAGAAAAGATTAAATTTGCGCCGAATGTCGTACTTTCAATTGGGATACTATCTAAAATATTACTTGGAACCGTCACGCGGTTATTGACAAGATTACACAAAAGAATAAGACTATTTACAGGTGTAGCAACTGGGGTTGTTTGCGAGGTCTGGCTAACATTAGACGTAGAGTTTCCGTATGTCACTCCAGTTGTAAATCCCAATACCGAAGCAACCGATCCGCTTGTTGGGAAGAAAACGCCCGGAGTCGTTGCTACGGTTGGGAAGCCGGGAAAGCCTACAGGAGTAGTCCATGAAGCCCAAGCCGTACCTGCGTTTCCCGTCCAAATTCCAGTTCCCGCGTTATAGGTAAAGTTTGAAGCCGCCGGCATCGTAGTCAGAACGAGTTGATTTGCGTATAATTGCTGGTTGGTTGATAAGGAAAGATAGAAAACATACTGACCTGCCGTATTAATCAAATAGTAATTTATATTCTGCATTTGTAAAATGAGAAAGTTATTTAAATCTTCGGTCGTGTAAAAACCCGTTGGAATCGTCCAATTAGAAAGCGTATTAACCGTCCCGGTTACGGTATAGGAAAACCGTATCAATTGGTTATTCCATTGAGGCGAGATATTGAACCATGAATAAGGGATCGTCGCGCTTGACAAAGAAATCTTACCATTTTTACAGGTAAAGTTACCGCCTATGAATTGATACGTGTACTGCGAGTTATTACTATTAGGGACAACATTAGAAGAATTCAAAACTAATGAGAAAGTTCTAGGCATTATAATATAATGAGATAAATTATCGGTTTATATTAATATGAGTCAAGTAATATTTCCGCCTTCACATTATTTTGTGGGTATTACATTTAATTCTGCTTTCTATAATGAGACGAATTCGGATAGTTTAACGCAAGACCAAGCGAACAAATTATATATTTCTAAAAATTACAACGATTTTGCGAATGGAATAATTTCTCTAAATGGAGGAGCCAAAGCCAACACGATTTCCTCAATTGGTTCAGTTGCTAATTTATACGAGGATACGAGCCTATATCCAACAAATACCGTGAATTTATGTCAAAATAATAAAAATTGTAATTTTGGCAAATATGGTGAAACTATTAATTTAGCCGAGGGAGCAACCTCAGGCGTGAACGTTGGCTATTTAATGCAGCCGGCGACCTATGTCTCGGTTGGTTGCGGCTCGGCTACGCAAGACACTATCGTTGCGATTGGCTCTAAAAACCAGTTCCCAGCAACAGCCAATAATATTTTAATCGGAGCAACGGGCAACACAACAACCATGTCAAGTTCTACGATCACTTTTACAGCCCAGCCTACGATTACATCAGCAGTTCCAGCAGGGTCGGATAATTCAACAAAAATAGCAACGACAGCGTGGATTGATACTTGGTTTTCATATGTTAAACTTAATTTTGCTAATACTTGGGATTACATGCAAACTTTTCTAACAGGAATTAAAACAGATAAAATTGATGCTTCGGGTTCTGGCTCAACTCTTTTAATAGGTAATAATTTAATAGCAGGAAATATTAATATCGGGCAATATTTAGGACCTTTTGGAAGTATTCAATTGGGAGGCGGTCTTGGAGGAATTGTTAGTATTTTTGCTGGTTATTTAAATGTAACTAATTTAGCAACAAATAATTTTGGAGCAATAAATTTAGGAGATGATTTCAATATAAATACAGGAAATCCTTCATCAACAACTAATTTAGCAGTATCTACAAATAGAACAGCGCCAATAAATATAGGAAACGGGCAATATTCCACAGCAAATATAAATATAAATAGTGGAGTAGGAAGCACAGGTTCGGTTATTATAGGTACAATTTCTTCTTTTTTACAAGTTGACGCAACTGCTACTTTTTCAGCCCTTCCATTAATTACCGCGTCTTATTCTGGTATAGCAGGAGGAGATACGAGCAATACGATCATAACGAGTTATTGGCTCAATACATTTTGGATTCCTTATTTTAGAGGCTTGGCTAATACCTGGTCGGCCGTTCAAACCTTTTCTGCTTTGCCACTCATTACCGCGTCTTATGCGAGCATTGCTGGAGCCAATACAAGCAACACGGTTATAACTGCGAACTGGATAAATGCGACATGGCTTCCGTATTTGCGAGGCTTGGCTAATACTTGGGCTGCCGTTCAGACTTTCACGAGTTCAATTGCTTTATCCGCGCCAATCAATCCAAACTATACCTATCCAGTTGCTACAAATAGAATTGGGAATAGAGTAGATGGAACAACTACGTCTGGAACTACAACCGTTACAATGGGCGGCGCAAACTCGTCAACAACTATAGCCAGTATACCCTTAACTGATGGCGTATGGATAATTACAGGGCATCAAATTAATACAAACATAGCGTCTTTTTTTCAATTAGCAATATCTACTACTACAAATGTTCGTCAATATGGTATTAGTGAAAGTTCCATGATTGGTTCTACAAACACAAACGAAACCTCTCTTAACGTTTGCGGATCAATATCAATATCTTCTGGAGCAACTTATTATTTAGTTAGTAGATGTAGTACTGCGTCAGTGGTTCTTACCGGTGTTTATTTTTACGCAGTTAGAGTTGCTTAAAATTATCATTTAATATAAATGAGCCAAGTCATCAGCCCTCCTGATATTTATTTCAATGGTATTAATTTTAATTCTTCCTTTTATGTAGAAGATACGGGATTTACGGAAAGCCAAGCCAACCAGTTATATCTTCGCAAAACTATTCAAGATACCGCGACAGCGCTAGAGACGTTCAGTTCTGGTCTAGAAACTACAACACTAAAAGCAACAGGGACTTCAAATATATTAAATGGTTTGTTTGTTAGAGACGCATTAACAGGCGCAACAAATACTATTTATTTAAATCCAACTACTCCAAACTATCCATACATGTCTTTACAAAGTCCATTTAACGCACTGGCTATATATATAGAAAGCACATCAAATACAGCGAATATTTTATGTCAATCAAGTAAAACATTAAACGTAGGTTGCTCGGCCACAGACGTAACCTTGAATTTAGGCACAGGCCCACGAAATACAGCAGTAGTTCATCATTATTCAGATGGAGACAATGCCGTAGCGGGTTCAAACGTTCATTTGAATAACGGAAGCGGTAATTTATCTAATACCGCAATCCACAACGGCATAAATAGCATTGGAGCCGTAAATTTAGCAACTGGTTCAGGATCTTCTACTGCTATTTCCATTGGAACAAACGGCGCAACGGCGACAGCGAATAGAATACGGATTGGTTCCGTGACACGCCAAACCTATTTAGATAGTGATACGATTGCCATGGGCGCTTTAGGTTTAACTGGTTCTGGGGCAATAAGTATTGCTACAGGAACGAATACAGCAGGAGCGCAAGTTTCTATTGGAAGTACTTCTTTATCGGCCGTAAATATTAAAGGCGTTCAAACCAATTTTGAAACTACAACATTAAACCTAAATACAAATGGAACTGGAAATACTCTAATTGGAACATCGGGAGGTTCAAATAGTATCACGATAAATAGACCTTTGACGATTGGATATGCTCCTTCTGCTATTACAACATCATCTCAACTTGGTTATACTACAACAGACGCAATAACTCTGACTGGGGCTATACCTAATGCGGTAGTGACTCCGATATTTACTGCTATAAT